AGTTCAGGTTGATACTGATGATGCGAACTACACTCGCCAGCGCGTTGTAGCAGCAGACTGGAAACAATCAACCAGCACACTGGCTCGTGGTATCGGAACAACAGATACCGAGATTCAAGTCACTGATACTGAAGCATTCCCGACATCAGGCACAATTGTCATTGATGAAGAGATTATTACGTACACCGGTAAAGACGGTACAGCCAACGCTGACGTTAATGGCGCAGTGACGGCCTCACCAAACGTGGCACTGGACGGTAATAACGGAACAATTACCGTTGGCATGATTGTAACCGGTACAGGTATTTCAGGCACAGTTAAGGTTTTGACCGTAACTTCGCAGAATGCAATTGTTCTGGATACCTCAGTTACACTGGCTGATGACACCCAGTTAAACTTTGATGGCACAAACACGCTAACAGGTTGCACACGCGGAACATCAAGCACAACCGCAGTTAATCACGTTACTGCTGATGTCAACGGCGCGGTTTCAGCTTCTACCACAGTAGTTCTGGACAACGTGTTTGGTACATTGGTAGTTGGCGCTCGTATCCGTGGCACAGGCATTTCCGGCCCTGTACATATCGCTTCTATCACTGCTCAAAGCGGCACAAGCCAAGGCACAGCTACGGTTGTTCTAGATACAGCGGTTACTATCTCTGATGATGTCGCGGTGACATTCGATGCAGAGTCTGTGCTTTGTGACCAGCAGCAGGTGATCAATGACGACAACATTGAGTTTCCGGCAGCAGCAGGTACAGCGGCGACATATACTGTTACTCACGCCTTCGTGGCTGATGGCAACATTGCAACAGCGGCTGTTAACGGCGCGACCACAGCATCAAAAACAGTTGTTGTAGATGGTAACGTAGGCACAATTGCAGTGGGTGACATTGTAACTGGCACAGGTATTACAGGCTCACCGAGCGGTGTGGTTCGTGTACAGACGGTTACATCTCAGACCAACATTGATCTGGATACCGCAGTTACGTTAGCCGACAATGATGTACTCACCTTCGACGGTACAAATAAACTGTTCGTTGGTCAACTTGATGTAAGTAAGACAATCGCAACGGGAGACATCTTCCGCATCAACAGTGGTAACTTGAGCATCGAGTTGAAGTAATGGCCTTTGTAATCAAGGATCGTGTTAAGGAAACAACAACCACAACAGGCACTGGCACGTTAACTCTTGCCGGTGCCTTGAGTGGCTTTGATGCGTTTTCTGAAATCGGTGACGGCAATAATACTTATTATGCCTGCGCCGATGGCACGGACTTTGAGGTTGGAATTGGTACATACACTCTGTCCGGTACGACTCTTTCGCGGGACACCATTCTGGAAAGCAGCAGCACCAAACTGACCGCAGATGTCAATGGTGCGGTGTCTAATAACGTAAACGTGATTGTGGACAATGTTCAGGGCGGAACCCTCACAGTAGGCCAGCGTGTGCGTGGCACTGGCATAGATGGTGTGGTGACAATCGCCGTAGTAAACAGTCAGACGGACATAGATCTTAGCACGGCAGTGACGCTGGCGGACGACACGGCGCTGACAATTGGCGATGAGAAGATCAACTGGGCAGCAGGCACTCGTACAGTTTTTTGTACAATGCCGTCAGAGAAAATGGTTTACAATGATGCTAGTGGCAACGCAGTGAACCTTGTTGAACAAGACCCAAACGCATTGGCGTTTGCAATTGCACTGGGGTAAGAAATGGCAAATACATTTAAAACAGTAACGGACACGGCGGTTGGGACAAGCGCAGCCACCATCTACACTTGCCCCGCCAGTACATCAACGACAGTTATCGGCATGAACGTGGCAAACATCTTGTCTACAGGGATTACCGTAGATATCCAGTTTGTAAATGATGACGGCGATAATGTTTACATCGTCAAGGACGCGCCAGTCCCGGTTGGGGGCGCTCTTGTTGCCGTAGGTGGAGATCAAAAGATTGTTGTAAACGAGGCCGACTCGATTACTGTGACAGCTTCACAGGCATCAGCCGCTGACGTTACCCTGTCTGTACTGGAGATCACCTGATGGCTCTAAGTAAGGTCGGAAAAAATCAAGTAGATCAGTCTGCCTCCCTTACGGTAGATAGCGACTTCACCGTTGACACCAACACGCTTTACGTTGACAGCACGAATAACAGCGTGGGCATTGGAACGTCAACCAACACAACACACAGTTTGTTTATTCACGATAGCGATTATCAACAGCTAGGTTTGTCTGGAACTAGACCTACAATCTTTCTAAAAGAAACAGACGGTAATGCAGATGAAAACTATCAAATCAGACTAGATAACGGTGGTTTACAATTTCAAACGCAAAATGATGCCCAAACAAATGCTGTGTCTAGGCTTGTTCTCGACAGTTCAGGCCGCGTCACGATGCCGTATCAGCCTCGTTTTTCTGGTGTGGGCTTTGCTGGTGCAGGTAGTGTTAACGGAGGCTTAACCAATTTTACATGGACAACAGTTCATGTAAATGACGGCAACCACTTTAACAACACTACGGGTTTATTTACTTGCCCTGTTGCTGGTAAATATTTAGTGCAGTTTTTTTTCAATAGACGGGCAACTTACACTAACTGGTCTGGCGCGACTATTCAAAAGAATAATGCAAGTCAACTTACTGGGTGGTTTCCTCTAAACACCAGTGATGCAAATTACAGCTACGCCCCTGTGGGTATTAGTTTAATTTTGTCATGCTCTGCTAATGATACTATCGGCCTTTCTTACTTTAATGCTTACTCATTACCAAGTAGTGACACAACAGCCAACAGCGGTTCAATTATGCTCATTGGCTAATTCAACGGAGTATAAACAATGACACAAACAATCACAATCGAACTGACGGATACTCAGTTCAAAGGACTAGAATACGCTGCATTGTCTCCGCAAGAGTGGGCTGAGAACGCAGTGACTGAGCGCGCAAGAATTGCTGGTGATGAAATCGTGGCGGCTCTGGTGGCGCACTGCAACGCTAATGAAATTGCTATTGCAACAGGCAAAGATGCCCAGATTGCACAGGCGTTTGAGTTGGGTGTAGTACAGACCGCCGCAGAGCGCAACGCCGAAGCACAAGCCAACTTACCGGAGTAAATAATGGCATACATAGGCACTCCAGTTCAGCAAGCGTTAACCAAGGTAACGAGTCAGAGCTTCAACGGCACTGGTTCGCAGACCGTGTTTACACTTAACCGCGCCGTTAACACTGGCGAGGAACTGGAGGTATTTGTCAACAACGTCCAGCAGGAGCCGGGAGTTGGCAAGTCGTACACAGCAACTGGCACGACCCTGACCTTTGACGCCGCGCCCTCATCTGGCACAGGTAACGTCTATGTTATCTATCGCGGCTTGGCAGAGGTAACGCGCCGCTTAGAGCATGATCCTAATGCCGCCCTTGCCGCAACGACAGGTACGTTTAGTGGTAACGTGCTGGTGGGTACGACTAGCTATGACAGCACTTTAGCTGGTCACGGTCTTGGGGCTAACGGATTTGTGTATCACACACGCGATAATGCTGTAGTGACGCATTTGAACCGCAAGACCAGTGACGGAGACATTGTTGAGTTCCGCAAAGACGGCACCACTGTGGGTAGTATTGCTTCACGGGCTAGTGTTGTTTCATCTATTATTCTTGACCCTCGTTCAGGCGGTGGTGGCCTCACAGGCGGCGGTGCTGCCTTATATCCTACCGACAACGCTGGTGCGCCCTCCGATGGTGTTTTGACACTTGGTGACGCAACTGCTCGTTTCTACAACCTCTACCTATCCGGCGGTGCATACTTGGGCGGCACTGGTTCGGCTAATTATCTGGATGACTATGAGGAGGGGACTTGGACGCCTAGTGCTATTGTCACTTACAGTAGCCCAACACTCACTAATATATCTAGTTCTGGCTACTATGTAAAAGTAGGGAGAACAGTTTATTGTTTCTTTAATTGTAGATTTACTACTAATGGGGCAGGCAACATAGGAATGAGTGGTCTTCCGTTTAGTGCAATAGCCTCTGCGTACAATGGTGGTTGCTGTAGAGAAAATTCCTCAACAGGTACTATGTATATTCTAGAGGGTGTCGGCGGCACAAGTGTAGATACCTTTAGAAGGTACGACAATAATGGTTGTTACAATGGTACAAACGATATGAACGGTGCATTTATGTATTTAACCTGATTGGACATCAGGTTTGACAGTCCAACCATCAAAGGAGATAAACGATGGCACTAACAGAAGAAACAATACAAGACAAAATTGAAATCGTAGGCGACTACAAGCACGTCCAAGTACGCACCGCAACAGTCATCAAGCGTGATGGGGTTGAGATTAGCCGTAGCTTTCATCGGCACACGATAGCCCCTGACGCTGATATCACAGGCGAGAGCGCCGAGGTTCAAGCTATTTGCACCGCTGTGCATACAGATGCTATAAAAGAAGCATACGCCGCGCATTTAGCAGCGCAGGTTTTACCGGAGTAAATAGATGCCGATAAGCACCAT